GTTGGCATGATATCCCCATCTTTGCAGGAATGGCATTTGAATCCATATGGTGTTGGTCATTATTATGATGAGATGATTGGTGTGGATAGAAGTAGAATAAGAAAGCCATGTGCAATATGTGGGGAGAGAAAATGCAAGGTCCTTGATGCTGCAGAATTGGATGGAAGGGTATCAAGAGGATCAATGAGTAATGCTGCTTTATTATTCAGGTCATATTCTGTTGATTTTCTTTGGCTTGTTAACATAGAGCCTAATATATCGTCAAAGGAGGTATTGGCTTTGATGGTGGATGCGGATATTGAGGTAGGTTACTCTGCATTGCATGTAGATTGGAATTCCATGCATCAAGAGAGATCATATTGTGTTTTCACAGAGCAGGAGACAAGCGTATCAATGGGCAAAGTGATTTCCAAGTTTTCTGATGCAGGTAACTATGTGCAGGATTTGGCTAAAGTAAAGCAGCTGTTTGCACCTACATTTGGGAAGGGGTGCGCACTCAGGAGAACGATCATAGGGAGGGCTGGTACCTCTATGCTTGTTGAGCTCAATGTGGATCATGCAGGATTGGGAATGTCATTTATACCAGACCGAAGTTTGTACTATCTGATACCTGTACCTCACCCTTCACAGGGCGTAGTATATTTGAAAGTTGAGAGGAGAGGACTTGACAGGGTACTGCAGACTTTTAGAACTGTCGTTAATAGAAATGTAGAAGCAGCTAGGATTCAGCTTAGGCAAGCTAATGTGACGTATTCCGTTTCAGGGACGCAACTAACGCCAAGACTTGAGGTTTCGGCCACAGACTATGAGCTGCTATCCATTTGGATGGTAGCTTATTCATCCCTGATGGATGTGGTTGCTGTTACTGGGTCTGATGTGATAGAGTATAAGCACGGCTCTACTGTTACTAGGGGTAGACCCATGGCCATTGCCACATCTATTGTGGATACTGTTGTTGGCAAGCTCATTGGCAACACTAGTGAGACGAACCCTCAGTTTGGGAGTCAGAATAGTGTCAGGCAGTGGCTGCAAAAGTGCGAGGCTGATGGCAGATTCCTAACGCTTGAGCAAATATCTGAAAAGTCGTACGGTGACGTGTTTGGCAAGAACTTTGCTTTTAACACTAGCTGGAATTTTTTGAATTCTTGCTATGGGAAGTTAGGGATGAAGTATGCTGGCATCAATGACATACTCAGTTGGTGTCAAGATGCAACATCTAGTGTGTGGAGGAAGACATTTGATTGTGTATCAGTATTTGTAACCATATTAATAAAGATACAGGTAGTCACAGATGAAACGGTAGGGTTCTCTCTCGATTCTGCTGTTCATGCATGCAGAATACTAGGCATTGATCATGGTGGCCTTCTGAGGACTAGGAATTGGTTATCAACGAGGCACAAACCTGCTGGGAAAATATGGGCAGAGATTTTACAGGCACAAGGATTGCCGTTTCAGGTGGCATCAGTAAAGATTGTTGAGTCATTCGTCAACAATTTCAATCCGGATCCTGCGATTTTGGCATCTATAGAGAAGTCAAAGTCCAATAGTCTAGAGACCAGCATGAGTGATATTTCATACTCTAGCTTCTTATCTGAGCTGAAGCTTTACTTGGGTACATTTAATACAAGAGCTGAGAGGTATTCACAGTTGCATTCAGTACTCTCAGCTGCAGACAGTGTTAGAAAGACTGTGGATAGTAGTACATCGAAGAAAATAGATATGCTAATTAAGGATGCAAAGCAGGTATTATCAGATGTACATTTTGAGAGTGGCAATGATGTATGTCTCACATCAAGATTATCCTTGTCAGGTGATTTACCTCAGATGATTCCTCTTCCAATTGGACCAGTGGTCTATACAAGTAATGGGGTGGCAGCTGGGGAGACTACTGTAAATCAAGCATTCAAGTTCAACCATATCATTGAGATTGATATGGAGATGTTGGGTGACAGGTCGCCCAAGGTGAGATTATCTAGGTTATCACATGCTGGTGGTAAGATTGATTTTTCTCCAATACATGATGAGATGAGGGAGGAATTTGAACCTTTCATGAATGTCGTTGACGAACCGTTTCTCTTGCCAGCACTGCCAGTAGGTGCTAGTTGTAGTTACTCTCCTGATTCTATTGGGTCATTGTTTCTTAGCAATATAGCTAAGAAGGCAGTGGGGCAGTCCATGACTGGGCCGTTATGTGGGCCATTTGCCACAGATGAGCAGATTATTGATTGGATAGACTCTAGGAGTTCAATGACAGATATTTTGCCCGTGAAGACTGCAATAGAGAGTTGTGTAGATAGGATACAGCTGCCATCAATCCCATATATAATGCATATTGAGGGTCTTGCCATGGGCGGGAAGTCAAAGGGTGTGAGAGATTGGATATCTGACCAAGATTGTGTGGTCGTGCCATCCAGGAAGCTTAAGGATGAGTGGATTAAGAATCTTGGGGAAATGGACCCATTCAGAAGAGCAAGTGTACATACTCAGCATACTGCTTTAACAAGGTCATGCAGTAGATTTGTTATAGTTGATGAGGCCTATACGTTTGAGACTCCACATCTTGAGCTTCTGAGAAGGTTTCCAGGTGCTAGAGGGTTGATAACCATATCGGACGGACATCAAGTGAGGGATGTTTTTGCTGAAGGCACATCAACGTTTAACCCTTCAGTTACCAAACCAATTTTCACAGCTATTGCTCCTGTGTCATTTGTACCATATGATTGCCTGGTCTTGTACTTGAAGGAGACCGCATCAGAAATAGTCCCAAAGATGTATTATAGTGGTTCATTGATTCAGAATGGACTATTTTATACAGTGCAAAATGATGAATTCATTATGCCGGGTATTGAGGATTCATGTATAAATGGAACTCAGAACGGTAAAGGCATAATGATAGCAAGGGGCGTAAACCAAGCTATTACTGCGCATGAATCTCAGGGATCAAGGAGCGAGTGCACATTTGTTCACACAACTGCATCTAATGGGCTTTGTCCTGATATGGATTTTTTGAAAGCGAATCCAAGGCATTTTGGTGTCACAATAACTAGGGCAAGGAAGCTGACTTGCTTTGTTGTTAGTGATAAGAGAAGTGCAAAGGAGTTGCCTTTCATTGACCATACACAGGTCAATGGACTTAGACGTGAGTTGCCAAGTGATGTGTTATTTGGCGGTACATGTTTTGATCTTGTGGACCCAGTCACGATACCCTCTTTTTCGTATGAGAGGTTTGAGAATGATAATGTTGAACTGACTGGCAATGTTATGGAGACATGTGATACACAGATAACCCTCGGGAGCTTTACGGACGAAAATAACACTGAGGCTTTTCCAATTGAGAGCATAAAACATGTCGACATACCTGCAGAGACTTCTCAGTTAGTCAATACATATGTTCCAGTGCATGCATCACCAGTTACTGAGACAATGATATTCAATCCTGCGAATGTGACTGGTGTTGGTGAGATGAATATGATAGAGAGGCAAACAGCTCCCACTATCATATCTCCTCTTCATTCGGCAGTTGCATCAACAATTGTTGATTTACTGTTTGATAGTGTGATAGATCCAAGGATTTTCTTTGGTATAGCATCAGAATGTAGAGGTTCACTGAATCAGCAGTCTAGGGATCAGGTGATGAAGATGGCTCAGGCAAGGCAAGGTTCAAAGGTGGATTCAACATCCTTTGCTTTTGCAAAGAATGAGCCTTCAAAGAAGGTGATAACTCTTGGTGGAGGCATGAAGGCCCTTAGTGTGACTGCCATGAATGCAACACAGTTGCTACTCTTTTCTGATGTATGTGACACCTTAACAATTGCTTGGAACAGGTCTCTTTACCCCGGGATATTAGCACCTGTTGGATTTACAAAGGCAGAGATAGCAAGGAAATTGGGTTCAATGAGGAGTACATTTGAGATAGACATAGACAAGCAGGATTCATCTCATACAGCGATACATGTTGCAGTAAGCTTGCATTTGATGGCAATATGTGCTACCAGGATGGGCTTAGATGATCTTGCTAGGGAGATAAGACAACAAAGAGTGATAGGTGATATGCAGGGAAGAATGAGGATCATCATGGGTACAGGGCTTGGTTCAGGAGACATATGGACACTGATAGTTAACCAGATAATGGCTATGAGCACTCTTGTCGAGGTATGAGATACCAAGGGGTGTTAGTGTCCGGCAAGTAGGAGATGACTTTACAGCGGACATTATGCTCCCAGAAAGGAAAAGATGTATAGTTGGATCTGAGGACGTGAAGTTGAAGTTTGTAACAACAGGTGATCTGATCTCAAACTATGAGATGGGAGTAAGACCATCATTCACTTCTAACACAAGCATCAATGAAGAAACATCTATTGCTGCTAGAGTTAGAGGGATAGTCAAGATGGCCTTTTCCCCTAGGAATAGAACTCAGCATATTGCCTATGGCGTGGAGGCTCGGCAAATGCAGAGTACCATGGCCGTGCTCGGTATGCCAGAATATTGTGAGGCATTCCACAGATTATTTGGTGCGGATCCATCATTCGTTGAACAGATTGTGACTAAGGCATCATGGCTGAGCTCAAGGCATTTTGATGACATTCCAAACAGTTTGAGATTGCATGCTGAGGATGAAAAGAAATGTGTTGTGCATTCAGCAGATGGGGGTTGTTTAGGATTTGCTCTTGCTCATGCGGTAGGCACTAATGTTCAGGCATTGAATGCATTCGGGACTTATACATCATGGAAGAGCAAGTCTGAGAGTGCTGATATATGTGCAGATAACAATGTTGATTTTAGTTTGGAAGATGGTAGATTCATTAGAAAGAACAGTAGGTCTACAGATTTGATTGTTCAAAAGTATTTAGCTAGAGGTAAATCCACGCCTGTAGTTTATATTTTTGATGATCATGCTTTGAGTGTCACAAGTGTTAGCAGTGAGACTGTGACGTTTAGTGGCATAAAGAGGTATAAGGTTAATCTTATGACGG